GCCGTAGCCAATGCTCGAAGCACTGGACGCAATACGACGCTGGCGCGTTGCCCCGGCAAACACCTGCCCACCGATCAGATTGATCGGCTTCAAGCCATACGGCTTGTCAACAGTAGGATATGCCATTAATTACTCCAAAAAAGAAGTTATTTGCCTTTACCGAACGACGTAGTCGAACGCTTCTCACTAAAGAGCGGCATACGCTCGTCGTTCAGCCTCATAAAGTTGTTGTCTACAGACTGGATCTGAGCCTGAGCTTGCTTGGCGTAATATTCATCACGCTGCTTCATCAGTTCAGCCGGAGCCTTGCAGAGCACCAACCCGCCGATCTCGATGTTGCCTTTAAACCGGCTATTCGGATCGGACTGCATCATCAACTTGGGCTGATCTTCGGCCTTTACAGGCTCCCAACCTTCCCGAAATTTTGCGGATGTATTAGAGGGATCAGCTTGACCCATAATACTGGTCCGGATCCAGCGAAAGACCCAACCATCTTGCGGCTCCGGTTCAGGGAGCGTCTGAGGCGGGGTCCATGCCATCTTACGTTGCGTTGCTTCTCGGTTTTCGAGTTCACGAGCCAATCTGTTCTCAACCATTGGTGTTCTCCAGTTTCATGATTTCACGTGCGTACTGCTCATTGCTGATGCCAAGCTTCTTGGCAAGCGCAACTTGAGACGATGTCAGGCGGACCTGACGCGGCGCGGTTCCCCGCGTTACCGGAGCCACTACATTGGCTGGCTTTGTGCGAGAGGGCTTCTCAGGCTCCCTCGTTTGAGTCGTCGTCTCCTCATCGCCCTCGAAGGACTCTGGGAAGCGCTTCCTCATGGTCTCGTCAATTCGTCGGTAGTAATCATCGCTACGCGGATCGACACCAGACCGGACCAACTTCTCATGCAGGCCGAGTGCGAGGGCGGTCATCTCCTCGTCATCGCCAAACCACGTGTTCCTTGCCTTCCAGTTTTCTGCTTTCTGGTCAGCGGGTTGCGGCGGCGTCGTAACCTGTTGTGTGGGTTGTACTCTTTCTGGCTCGTCTTGTAAAGAGGGCTGGAAGCGTTCGTACTCCTTAAGGCGGAGCTTGGCGTCCGTCAGGGCTTCCTGCGCGTCGGTAATCTTGTCGGAGTCACCAGAGTCATAAGCCTGCTTGAGCTTCTCCTTGGCGGTACCTAGTTCGTTGGCAGCGGCCTTGGTGACCTCTTGAATGTAAGCCTTCTCACCCACCCCAAGCCGCTGCTTCAGGCGGCGGTTCTCTTCAAACTGGGTCTGGGCAAAGCGGAGGGCTTCATCCTTCTCGCGGGCGACGGCTTCCTTGGCACGGCGTTCGTCGTGCCAGACCTTCTTCATCTGACCAAGGCGCTTCTTGACCTTTTCGGAGTACTCCTCAAGGTCGTCCTTGTCCAGTTCGTCCACGATGTCCTTTGGCAGGGGCTTACGGCCTCGGTCCTCGGGGGGTGTATCATCTTCGAGTTTGATCTCGATGTCGTCTGAAGTTCGGACCTTTTCGGTCTCAATTTCATCAGGGAACTTAAATTCTTCTTGTTGCATAAAAACAACTCCTTATGCGCGACGGATGCCACGGGGGTCTTCAACCACCGCTTCCACCGTGTCGTCGTTGATGATGCGGAACTCACGTCCGTGGATGACCACGCGGGTGCCGGAATAGGGTCGTGTCAACACGAAATCCCCCTCCTTACACCACGCACCGGTCGGGAACCGTTCGGCATCTTTATAGGCGAGGTTACCCAACTTGACGACGAACAGAACAACAGTCGTCTGCTCCTCGACCCGTTTGGTGTCATCCGCCTTGATGATGCCGCCCTCAAACTCCTCCTCCACGTGTGGCACTGCACACAGGATTCGAAAGCCCTTGGGTTCTGGCAGAAGTTTGGCTTTGGTAGCCTCTTCCTGCGTCTTCTCTACATTGATGTTACTCATTATCGCGCTCCAAGCGTTTTGCAAGGTCTTTGATGTGATTCTTTGCGAGTTCAAGACCCTGTAAAGCCCCGCAAAGTCGTTTGTATTCACCTTCGTCCAATTTGCCTTGGATAAGGGTGTCTACGATCAACATGCGCTCTTCTTGGAGTTTTGCGTCCAAGTATTCCAGAGCGTTGGAATAACTCATGCTTCACTGCTCCCGCCTTCTGGCTGTTGAGTTTGCTCGGCTTGTCTACGACGCATGTCCACGTCGTCTCGTGCTTTGCCGATATCAAGCCCGAGTCGTACACCTTCAATCTGCTGCTTGGCCGCAAGGGCCGCCTTGTCCTTCTGGATGTCCACGCCGAGACGCGCCGCCTCAAGCTGCTGTCGTCCAGAGGCTTCGGCCTTACGAAGCTCAAGTTCATCGAGCTTGGCGGCAGCGTCCACCATGTCCTTCTGGGTCTTGCGCTGCTGTTCTGCCATACGGATCTGACCGTCGATCTGAGCCTGCTGCGCCTTGGTCTGCGCCAACAACTGCTTGATCTGCAGGTCCATCATCTGCATCTGTACAAGCGGATCCTGCTGTTGCTGCTGGGCCTGTTGAGCCTGCGCCTCGGCCTGATCCTTCTGCAAGACACGCGCTGCGGCCACCGCAGCAAGCTGCGAGAGCTGGGCCTCGAACTCAGGCGGCAGGTCGTAGTCCTCGTTGTCACCTTGCGGCAACGGGGGAAGGGCCGCACCAAGCTGCTTCTCGATCTCACGGCGGTACTGGAACGCCATGTGCTCCATGATGTGAGCTTGGATGGCACCCTGCATTTGCTGAGCCTGCGGGCTCTGCCCGATCATCGCCGCGATCTTCGGGTCCTGCATGAGAGCCATGTGGACCTGCATGTGGGCCTCGTGGTCCTGATACATGAACGCCTTGGCAGGCTTGCCCGTCATCAAGTCCATGTTCTCGGTGATGGGGTCACGCGGCTTGGCATCGTCCGGCAGCGGGATGATCTTGTCGGCGTTCTTGACACCCAGAACCTCGATCATCTGCCTGTGAAGACTCGGCAAGTCGTAGATCTGCGGAGCGGTCTGCGAGAGCTGCAGCACGGCTTGGTACTGCACGATCTTCTGCGACATCGTAGCCGCGTTGGGATCTGAGACCGGGATGACATCCACGTCATCGTAGTCGGCCTTCTTGGCCTTGCGGCTGCCCACCTCGGGCTCGTACGAATACTCATCCGGGGTGTTGTCACGGATGATGCCCGCGAGGAGCTTGAACTCCTGCTTCATCGTGTAATAGATGCGGGCCTGCACCGCGCTCATCACTTTGAGAACACGCTCAAGGATGGCAAGCGTCGTACCGACCGGGGCCTGCGAAGACATGTCGCTGACCTTAAGGTCCGACACCGCAGCGAAGCGGCGTCCTTCCTCGACAATCCGGTCCATCAGGAGGGAGAGCGTCTGGCTCGGCTCCTTGTACGGCAGGGGCAAGATGTTGTCGCGGATCGCACCCGAAGGCACGTCTACGTCGCGGAACTCTCCGGGAGCAATGGGGGTGTCGTCGCCCTTGATACGCAGGCCACGTGACTTGAGACCACCCGGAAGATTGCTGAGAGTTCCAGCATCGACAAGCTGGCGCAGGAGCGAGGTGGCTGCCTTAGAGTGGCCGCCGATGAGATGAATAAGTCCAAAATAGTAGAAGCCAAAGCCGGGGATGTACCCGTAATGCACAAAGTGCTGCCGCTTCTCCTTGAGTTTGTCATCTTCTCGCCAGTTGCGCCGAATCGCCAAGATCGTCCCGGTGCCCTTCTCGATGGTCACTACATAAGGAAGAGCGAGCCCGGTCTCGTTGTTGTCCTTATCGACGTCGGGATAGCCCGGCAGGTCAATGTTGACGTGCATCTCAAGGAGCTGGAACCGGTCGTCCATCGACGCCGAAAAGCCTTGGTCCTCTGCCTTCTGCTTCTCAACCTCGTCCATCGTGCGGATCGGGTCACCAAGGTCGATGTCCCGGTAGAACCCCGCATACTGAAGCTTACGCAGCTCGTTCTTGGTCTTACGCATGCGGTGCGTAACACGGTCGGTCGTCTCAAGGTTTGGAGCTCCGTAGGGGACGATGATGTCCTCAGCCGGGATAAAGACCGCAGTCTGACGGTTGAGAGCTGGGTCAAAGTACATCTTCTTGAAGGCGTTGCCCGCCAAGGCAAGCGAGAGGAGCAGGCGCTCATGCTCCGGGCGGTACTCCTTCATGACCTCGGTCAGCTGGTAGTTCATGTCATCCGCCACGCGGATGGCGGCGTCCTTCTTCTCCGGGGTCTCCTTGCCAATGATCTTGGTCTTGACCGGCCCTGCCGCAGGGAAGGTCTCCATGATGGTCTCGGACTGGAACTTGACCGCCGACTCCATCAGGAGGGGGTGGAACACGCCACACGCACCCGGCCACGGCTCAGTACGCTCCTCGTACCGGATGCCAAGGATCTTTAGGCCCTTAATATATGTGTCGAGCCAGTCCTTGCGGCTGGAGAGGTCCTGCTCAAAGTTCCCAATAAGATCGCCCGCAAGACTCTGCAGGTCGTTCTCGCTCATGTAGTCGGCAAGGTTTGCGTCGAACTGCTCAGCGCGGGGCTCTTCTTTCATGAGCTCGATGACGGCACCGTCGATGCCAATAGTCACTGCCTCCGGGTCCACAATCTCAATCTGCAGGTCGGGCCCAGAGGACAGGGCGTCAAGCCCCATCGGCGCTTCGTACAGTGCTTTATCAATGGCCATCTAAAATCTCCTAGTAATACGCTTCGCGTCTGTGGCTCTTGAACCACTTGGTCGGCTCGGGCTCATCTGTCGGCAGGCGTATGAACCCACCCTGCCTGAACCTTAAGAGCGCCAAAGTCGTCGCGTCCACCAAGTCATCATGTGTGCCGGATGGGAAGTCGTTGCACTCCTCGACCACCTCCCAAGCCCAGCGCCTGTCTGGTACCCAGACTATACCTGAAGAAAAAAGGTCAGATACGGCGTTTACTCTGCTTATCTTGTCCTGACCCTTGCCCGGCGTGAACTCGCTGAGGGGCACCCCCATCCGACGCATCTCCTGATAGAGCGCCGCACCGTTCGATTTCTTCTCGACGATAAAGGTGTCCGGGTTCCAGTCCTTGTACTCCTCCAGCACCCGCTGCTTGAGCTCGGGGAACTCAAGGCGCTCCTTGACGGCGTTCAGCAGGATGATGTTGTAGTTATTGACCTCTTCGTTGAAGAAGACACCCCAAGTCAGGAGGGCATTAAAGTCCGACCGGTTGGTCTTCTCCTGCGCGGCGTCAAGCGACATTATTATGTGCTCGCACTGTGGCGGGGTCTCCTTGTCCCAGACCTGCCACCACTCGCGCTTGATGAGGGCACCTTCTTCCGATGTCGGCTGCTGCATGTACTGGGCCTGCCAGTACCGCACGTCCATCGAGGCTTTCTTGCCCATCAACTCGTCAATGCCCCAGAACTCAGGCCAGAGCGGCTTGTCGTTCAGGATCGCCGGGAACTCAACCACTTCCCACTGATCAGTACCCTCTTCGCGGGTCATGTGGTCCACGATCTTGCCGGTGAGGTCGGATTTACTCCAACGAGTCATCACTACGATGATCGAGCCGCCCGGCATCAGTCGCTGGACTGGACCGGACTGAAACCACTCCCATGCTGGTTCAAATACGTCCGCACGACCCTGCTTAGCATCCTGTTCTGAGTGGGGATCATCAATAATGAACAGATCAGCGCCTCGACCAGCAAGGGCACCACCAACGCCAATAGCAAAGTACTCACCGTTAAAATTAGTACCCCATCGAGAAGCAGACTTACTGTCGGCTTGGAGAGATACATTAGGGAAGATGTCACGGTAAGACTCCGAACCGACCAAGTTACGCACCCGACGACCGAAGTTCACTGCCAAATCGGCAGTGTGAGAGGCCATGATGACCTTTTTCTGCGGGTTTTTGCCTAGGAACCAAGCAGGGGCTAGGTACGAGATCATCTCCGACTTGCCATGCCGAGGGGCGATGTTGACGATGACTCTCTTCTTTCTGCCTGCCTCTATGTCCTCGAATATCTTGGCCAGTTTGTGGTGGTGCGGACCCACTTTGTAGCCCGGATACACGTGCTGGATGAAGTCAAGGAACGAGTCCTTGCCCAATTTCTGCGTGATTTGGGTCTGATACTGCTTCAAGAGCTCCGCAACACGCCGTTTTTCCTTCTCCGGCATCGTCGGCAGGGCGCTTTTCAGCTTTTCGAGGTTTTCAGGCGTCAGTTGCAGCACTTTTCTCGCCTACAACCCGGTACTCAATGCCATCAAGCACCGACATGAGCTCCTTCTCGACCTCCTCGATGGGCTTGACCACGTGCGTGACCTCGCTTCGCTTCTTGAAAGCGTCTACGCCGTCTACTTCGCCGAGCTTTACTAAGGCATTCAGCCTTGTGCGGTCATCTTTGGCAGTCTCAGCTGACTCAAGCAGCTTGTTGACGACGTAATTTTTGAGCCTTGTCAGGTCATCGACGAGTTCAAAGTCGTACTGGGCCACCATGCCACGAAGCATCGCCATCTGCGGCATAGATAAGGAGGCGTAATCCGGCCTAGTTTTAGGGTTTTCGATCAACTGCCGTGCAATTTTGTGTGCAGCTTTAGCGTCTTCGTCATCAACGAGGATCGGCATGCCGGTCAAGTCACTCAGCAACTGCACCGTGCGTGCAGCCATGTCCAGTTCTTCTTGCGGCGACAAGGTCGGCATCGCCTCAGCCATGCTGCGTGGAAGCGGCACCGCTTCTTCTATGTCAGGAACCAAGAAGTCTTCGTTCATTGTGTGAAATATATACGAACTTTTCGTATGGTACCAAATTTGGTACCGGGGGGGTCTATATATAGAGGGGGGTGGGGCCTAGTTGGCAAAAAATGGGCATCGTTTGTGTAAGTCTTAGAGTAATAGTCAGCGCTGGGACTCCTGATTTAGTTCGGGGTATGGGGTACGGGTGGGGTCTCTCCTGTCCCGTTTCCGTCTCGCGTCGTCCGCCATGCCTCGCGTCGTCCGCCATGCCTCGCGTCGTCCGCCATGCCGATAGGCTGGCATGATTCCTGCCTTGCAAAAACTGAGCCACTCGAGTTGACGGGCTGGCATGATTCTTGCCATGCAAATACTATGCCGCTCAAGGTTGGCGTAGTCGAATCAGGCGATTCGGTTATCCTGCTATCAGTTGTTGACGGACAGGATTAATGCGCCTACAATCTCTCCTGTCGATTCATTAATCAATGAGGTCTGTCATGTCCACTTCTATCCCGTCGATTGCTGATTGTGTCCGTGAATACAAGAAGGGCGAGGCCACCGTTGCCGATGCTCTGGAAACCTTGAAGCGTCACCATATCGCGCCGCTAGTCCGCGAGGACGGTACGGTCGACCGCAAATCCGCGTCGTTCATGAAAGTCCGTAAGGATGTTGAAGTCGCACTAGTCGCTGATTTTCAGTCTTGCCGTCGCGAGGTTGGCGGTCTGATTCTGGAAAAAGATGGCGATATCATGCGGCGGATTCCCGACCTCTTCGCGTTGTCCAAAAGCGTCATGAAGAAGTTAAGCAAAACGGATGCGGACTGGGTTATCGCGACCGCCGTCAAAAATGCGGTGCGCCGCGACTGGAATCGCATTGTCCGGGCGGTGCTGCCGAAGTCGGACATTGAGGGCGACGCGGACGACGCGGACGCTGCACCCGGTGCCGGTACCGCTGCAGGGGACAAGGCGGGCAAGGTTGACGCGACTACGCCTGAGACCGTACTTGCTGCGATTCAGAATTGCGCAGCATCGATGCCGGACGCGTCCAGTCTGGCCGTGTTCATTCAATCGGTGGCCACGCTCGCGAAGCGTCTAGAGTCTGACCGCAAGGCAGGCCGCGCTATCCTGCACTGCGAGTGACCTAACGGACGGGGGGCGCGTCGCGCCCCCTAGTCTGCCGCGCTCCCCATGCCCTACCGGGTTCCGCCCGGTGGGGTTTTTGCGTTTCTGGCGGTCGCGATCCGAATCGCGCCCGTCTAGGTCTCGCTCCGCGAGACCAGTTCCAACATCCCAGAAGCCAGTTCTACGACGCCAGTTCCTAGTCGAGACCAGTTCCCCCTGCCCCAAGCCTCGCGCCATCGCGTTTGAGTAGTCGAATCAGATGATTCGGGTACGGACTTGGTGATACCAGTCCCCCTGCCCCAAGCCTTTGGCCTAGTTGTTCCAGTGTTCCGCAAGGTGTTCCGAGCGTTCAAAGATATTGGAACAGCTTTTTGCCATAGATATCATGGAGTTGCGCGTTTTGTTCCAGTGTTCCGCGTTTTTGGCGAGTGAGCCGGGTAAAAAAGTTGCGGATTTGGGGAACGACGCAAGCGGGATCCGGCACCCCCAAAATTTGAAAAAAGTTAGACCGTGCTCTCTCTCTGTTTTGCTGGAACACTGGAACATGTCCATGTTTATTCATACAGTACTATCTTAAATAATATAATAATAATAATAAGATTCTTAATCAGAACAGACACTTACGCCTAGCAACCAAATTGCCTCGTTCAACATCACCCCCCTGATTCCGTTCCATACTATAAGTCCCAGCGGAACATCCTGCGGAACACTGGAACAGATTTTGTCCACCATGCGGACACCGTCCATCGCCACGATTAATCTGCATCGGTCCAAAACTCACGCCGTCCCCAAAATTAGTTTCGCCCCTAAAAATTCTTTTCGTTCTGCCTTGACATATACATAAACCTTTGCTATACTATCTTCCACGGTGGGGCATGGCGTTTCGTCATCGCCCTTGGTTGTAACCGAATCAACTGATTCGTTTAGGAGGTTGTCATGGCTAACGGATACATCTTGTGGGAGGGTGCCTCCCTGCTTGACGGTGCGCCTATCGTGGTCATCGCGACGGGCTTTGCCGCATACAGCACCAACCGCAAGACGGGCGGCATGATCCAGACTTATATCTTGCGACAAGACCTTGACCCGGTATCTGCCGTACGAGACGGAACCGACGCATCTATCTGCGGCGACTGCCCCCATCGGGGCATAGTTGTGGACGGCAAGAACCAAGGCCGTACCTGCTATGTGAATGTGGGACAGGGTGCCTTGGCTGTCTGGAAGGCCTACAAGCGCGGGGTGTACCCGCTGTGGAATGGGTACGGCGTCAATGGGCGCATGGTCAGACTTGGCACCTACGGTGACCCTGCCGCAGCCCCTGCTCATGTATGGGAGGCCGTCACTCGCGATGCCTCTGGGCATACCGGATACACACATCAGTGGAGGAACCCCGACGCCGCCCATCTTCGCTCCCTGTGCATGGCCTCTGCCGATAGCCCAGCGGACGCAGCCCTTGCCCAGAGCATGGGGTGGCGCACCTTCCGTGTCGGCATGTGGGGCGAGGTGGAGCGTGACCGTGCAGGACTTAACGAATCCCTGTGCCCTGCATCCGAACAGGCAGGCAAGAAGTTGACCTGTGACAAGTGCCTTGCGTGCGATGGCGCGGGTACTGCGAAGCGTGGGTCTATCTTCATCCCTGCACATGGCGGCACGGCGGTGATGGCGAATGTAAAGCGCAAGGGCTTGGGCATTGCAGTGGTGGCAGCGTGACTGAGAAACCTTGGTGGGTAGAGCAGGACTCCGACGAGCAATGGATCGCGGAGCAGGTACGCCGCTACGAGGAGGAGCAGTGGGAGGCCGAGCAAGACGCACGCAAGTGGGCAGCCATGCCCGAAGAGCGCGAACTGGACGCGACGAGGCTATGGGGAATGCCCAAGCAGACTTGACAGACTTGACAGATACCATACCTTTTGTTATAGTATTGACCATGAAGTGACGAGTGATAACCGAACCAACTGATTCGATTAGGAGGTGTGACATGGTGATTGAAGTTGAACAGCGCAATGTGTACGGCAACATCAAGTTCTACCCGATGAACGACACGGCGCAGCGAGTCGCTGCGTTGATGAGGCAGAAGACTTTCGATGCACAGAACCTGCGTGATATCGCCGGTATCGGCATGACCATCGAAGTACAACAACCCGCGCTCGCATGGGCGCTGAAGGAGGTGTGAGATGAGCATCAACATTGAATTGGAAAAGCCCAAGCACATCACATCCATCGCATCGTCGATGGTCTTGGTGAGCGTCGAGGTGCGCCTGTGGACGGGCACTGCATCAGATGAGGAGGTGGCCGACGAGGTCACCGTGGCCAAGCGTGCCGATCATGGCTCTGGCGTGTTCGTCAAGAACCTGTTGGGTCAGTGCCGCAGCCACAAGAAGATCCGGGCACACAGGCAGCGCGTCTACAACTGGGTCAAGGATGTGACCTACCCGTGGGCACCCAAGTGGGGTGCGTTGCCCAACATCGAGGTGCCGAACTTCATGCAGGAGTACGAGCGGCTCAACCGTGAGCGTGCCGGTCTTGTCGAGGCGTTCTTGGCTGAGTACCCGGTCATCGTGAGTGACGCTGCGTTCCGTCTGAGCGGACTCTTCAAGCGCGAGGACTACCCGACCGCCGATGAGTTGCGTGGTCGGTTCGGCATGAGCCTGTATACAAGCGAGGTGCCATCAGGTGACTTCCGTAACAAGGTCTGCGACAACCTCGCCGATGACTTGCAGCGGCACTACAACAGGCAAGCCAACGCAGCCATCGAGACTCTTGTCAAGACGCAGGTCGGCAAGTTGGAGAAGGTCATGCGCTCGCTCTCACACTGCTGCGACATGAACACGGTGACCAACGACGACGGCACGACCACGCTCACGCGGCGCAAGTTGCACGAGTCCACGCTCAAGGAGGCGGTCGAGTACTGCGATCTCTTCAGGCAGTTCAACCCGACCGGGGACACGCGGCTTGAGTCGATCCGTGCAGAGTTGGAGCAGGTCTTGCTGACCAAGAACTTCGACGAACTGCGCAAGAGCGACACCGTGCGCACGCAGACCAAGGCCGAGGTGGACAACATCCTGTCCAAGTTCGGGTTCTGATTTGCGTTCTATTATCTTTGTTGTATTATCTATCCACTAGTTTTTTCTTTGAACAAATGAGGTGATGTATGAGTGCTATCAAGTTGCAGAAGCCGCTGTCCATCAACGACGTGGTGCGGCTCATCCACACGGTCGGAGACCGCGTCACGCTGCTCCTCTTGTCGGAGCCGGGCGCAGGCAAGACTTCCTCGCTCACTGCGCTCGCCGTGCGTAACGGTGACAAGTGGCGTAGCCCCGGCGACAACTACCCGACCGACAAGGAGCGGTATGTCTACGTGGACGTGCCGAACACGCGAGACGGGGATCTCTTCATGCGCATGCCAGATAACACCAAGGGCACGCTGCGACAGTTGTTGACCGACCTCATCGATCCGAACGACCCGCGTCCTATCAACATCCTGTTCGATGAGTTGCTGAAGGGGCCGCGCAGCGTCCGTCCGCTCTTCACCCGTACCCTGCTTGAGAAGACACTGGGCGACTACAGGTTGCCCAAGGGTAGCCGTGTGTTCGCGACATCCAACAACGTGTCGGACGGCGTAGGCGACAGCATCGAGGCGCACGTGGCCAACCGTGTCACCCTCGCCCAGATGCGCAAGCCCAAGGTCGAAGAGTGGTGCGTGTGGGGCGAGGCCAACGGCATAAGCCCGACGACCCTTGCCTGTGTGGCGATGAACCCGCGAGTCATGGCGTCCTACACGGACGGCGCGGACGCTGCCAACAACGAGTACATCTTCAATCCACGCACCAACCCGGTGACCTTTGCATCGCCACGCTCCATCGCCAAGGCAGACGCGCTCGTGCGCAACAGCAGCATGTTGGGTGAGGACGCGGTGTTCACTGCCATCGCAGGGACTTGTGGACTGCCGTATGCATCGCTCATCACGACCTTCATCGCACTGCAAGACCAACTCATCCCGCCCAAGCAGGTCATCGCCGATCCGATGGGCGTTACGGTGCCCACTGGGGCAGCACTCTGGCTCTTGATGTTCAACCTCATCCCTGTCATCGAGACGCAGGATGATTTGAATGCGGCGGTGGTCTTCATGCAGCGTGTCCCCTCGCGTGAGATACAGGCGGTGTTCAACACCATGTGCCTCAATAACGAGCGGCTGCTGCCCATCGCGCAGTCGAACGCGACCATCCAGACTTGGATGTTGACCAACAAGAACTACAAGTTGCTGATGGCCTGAACGAGCAAGCAAGGAGGTGACCTATGTCTGACATCGACACAGTGCGAGAAGCGTTGACCCATGCGCATGTGACGCTCATGCGCCACGCCGAGACGTGCGCCTACGCAAGCATCATCACGATGGGCAAGTCCGAGGTGGTCGATGCTCCGATCACTGCGGTGACCAACGGGGTCGATACGCGCTACGGGGTCGAGTTCATGGGCGGGCTCTCCGCCCCTGAGCAACGCTTTGTCGTGCTGCACGAGAACCTGCACAAGTTGCTGCGTCACTGCACCCGGCACCGTGACTACTGGGAGGAGGATGCGCAGTGCTGCAACTACGCAGCCGACTATGTGGTCAACGCCATCATCCTTGCCATCAAGGACAAGACGCTCTGCACCATGCCGCGTTGCGGTGGCCTGTACGACTCCAAGTACGAAGGGTGGTCGTTCAGCGAGGTGTACCGTGACCTGCGGCAGGACAAGGAGAAGGGCGGCAGCGGCAAGGGTGACAGCGGCGGTCAGTCGTTCGATGAACACGACACGTCTTTGTCTGACACGATGACCGAAGAGCAGTTGGAGCAGCTCGACCGTGAGATCACGCAGATCGTGCATCAGGCCGGGATACTCGCTGGGAAGTTGAAATCCGACCTGCCCCGTGGCATCACCGACTCGCTCAAGCCGGAGGTGGATTGGGTGCGTGAGATGCAGGACTTCGTCTCTTCACAGTCAAGCCAGAAGGACGATGACTGCACATTCCGCAAGTTCGACCGCAAGTACATGGCGTACGACATCATCATGCCGGGCACCATCAGCGAGACGATGGGCGAGGTTGTAGTTGCCATCGATACATCAGGCAGCATCAACGAGGGGGTGCTGTCCAAGTTTGCAAGCGAGATAGCGCACCTCACCAGCCTCGTGAACCCTGAGCAGGTGCGGGTGTTGTGGTGGGACACGATGGTGCATGGCGAGCAGGTGTTCGATGATCGGCACTACGGCAGCATCGCTCAGTTGATGAAGCCCAAGGGCGGTGGCGGCACCCGTGTGCAGTGCGTCAGTGACTACATCGTGGCCAAGAACCTGAAGCCCGACTGCATCCTCGTGCTGACCGATGGCCATGTTGAGTCGCAGTTTGACTGGCGCGTGGCATCGCCTACGCTATGGCTTGTGACTGAGAACAAGCAGTTCGCGCCTCCTGTGGGGCGCATGGTTCAGGTGGCGTAAACGAATCAAGTGATTCGTTTACCAAGTGTTCTTTCAACAATGAGGTGATGTATGGATATGTTTCATCCGCAAGTGCCTGCGCATGCACGTGAGTTCGTAAAGGGTGCGCAGTTGTTCAAGTCGTTCAAGCGCATCATCAAGGCGTACCCCATGCTGCGTTGCATAAACGCCGACCCTACGCAACACAAGATCGTGATCGGTACGCAGGACTACCTACACGTTGTGACGCTGCACTACAGTGCTACCGCTCAAGATTACCGGGCTAACACCGCAAACCGCGCAATGCATCACGAGTCTGCTAGCACTGCCGTTGTGTCAAAGCGTGCCAACTACATCGCAACCGCGCTCCTGAAGGCGGGTACTAGCGCGAACAATGCGTTACTCATAGCGTTGCGGGAGGCTGATGCAGATAAGGATATGCGTGAAAGCATCAGCTTATTGATCCGTCCGTGCTACACGCACGTCAGAAATACACTGAACATGCCTTATGGGACCCGCCCCCCCCGCGCCAAGGATGTTATGCAGGATCGGATGATTGAGCAGTTGCTGCGTGCTTATGCTGGAGGTGTGTCATGTGACTCGCTGTCCACCGAACAACGCGAAGCGTTGACGAAACTGCGCGATCATTACGATGCGGCGAAGAACGCTACCGACGCGATCTATGAGCGTGCTATCAACATGTTCAAGCGCGACAAGGTGTTCGTCTCGTATACCCCGAACGGCTACTACGTCGGCATCTACAATGCTGAAGAGGCAACGGCTGTTTACGTAAACGAGTCGACCATGTATGACGAAAAAATACGCATAGTGCGTCCGCTTACGTACTACAAGACGCTTGATGACCTACCCGATGACCTGCGTGATCCGATCTTGGCCAAGTTGACGATGATGTCTGTGGCCACAGCCTCACGCACTTCGGGTTATTACGACCGCAACAAGTTTTTCCCTAACGGCGATCTTATTTTAGAGGGTGCAAACTTCATCTCTGACGTTCGGGGCGCGATGTGTTGGGTCACGTTTGACAGGTAAGTGTCATGCGTCACAGTTACGTATGGGTCTACATGGACACTGAGGGTGAAGGCGTGAAGTACACCGTCAATCTCGAACTGCCTAGATATGGGCAGCCGGTCACAAGGTACTTCAACGACGAAACCCTGCCGAACGAGATCAAATGGAGATTGGGCATGTTGAACGCAAACCCCCGCATACAGGGGGTAGGCGAGAGATATATAGATAAGACATACTTCATCGAGGGGACGGAGGAACTACACAGCCTTCTCCTCGATGGAGCGACATGACACCAGAAGCAAAAGTAAAAGCGAAGGTAAAGAAGATACTGACTGATCTTGGCGCGTACTATGCGATGCCAGTGACCGGGGGTTACGGGAATAGCGGCGTCCCCGATTTTCTGGTTTGTTTACGCGGCAGATTTTATGCGATAGAGTGTAAAGCGAACGGTGGAAAGACCACCGCATTACAGGAAAAGCACCTTGCGGATATTCGTGGCGCAGGGGGCATTAGTTTAATCATCCACGAAGCAAACGTAGAGACCCTACGCAAGGAGTTGGAAAATGTTAAAAGCAAACAAATCGGAGAAGATTCGTAAGTTGCTTGCAAAGAAAGTTGCCCGGCAACGGATCGTCGAGGATCTAAAAGTTTCTCCGCAGTTGGTGTACGCCGTTGCAGTCAATGGCGGCTTCTTAAAGAAGAAGGCCAAGAAAGCTAAAAAGCAGTCTAAGATCATTAAGGCTGTGAAAGAAACGAAGGCAGAGGCGTGGAAGAAGCGTAATCGGTGGTCCGGTGTTAACAAGAGCAAGACTGTGGACGCGAAGTTTGGTAAGCCCAAAATAACGCGCAAAGAATTGCTGAACGAAATTAATCCGGGACTAAACGCCCTGTTCGGTCTAGAGTACAAAAAGCCCGACCTTGTGAATCATCCACCGCACTACAAGGCCGGTGGCATCGAGACCATCGACTTCATTGAAGCCAAAGATTTGAACTATCGTCTGGGCAACGTGGTGAAGTATGTGAGTCGTGCGGGTAAGAAGGACTCCGACCCTGTGCAGGACTTGGAGAAGGCTGCGTGGTACTTGCAGCGCGAGATCGACGCGAGGAAGGGCGCATGATACGCCCCATCCAGTTAAGTCGCCGTCGCTTGAGCGAGATAGTCTGGCAAATCATCGACGAGAAGGTCGATATGGATTGGAGCAAAATCCAAGACATCGTACAGAAGCAGCAACATCTCAGGGAACAGGCCGACTACAACACAGGGTCGTTGGGTGAGAACGATGCGGGGGACTTGTACAAGATAGTCAAGTTCTTTCAGCCCGAGGTCATTGCCGAGGTAGGTACATTCATTGGTGTATCTAC